GGTAGTCCTCTTCGTTCATCCCCATGAGGCGTTGCAGGTCGAGCATCTTCTGGTCGGCGTCGATGATGAAATTCTTTTCGTCCCGCACCGAACGAAGACCGGCAGAAATCCCGTCGTAGAATTTCGCCTCTTCCTTTAGCAACCGGAGATAAGCCTCTTCCGTATCGACGTACTTATCTGCCTTGCCATCCGGGGCGGGCGCTGCTCCAGGCTTTGCGTGCGGGCTCCGACTCTGCGCCGTCCATATCCCCGCCACGCCGCTTTTGAGGGCTTCAAGCGATGTCTTGAGTTTCCCCTGTGCCTCGGGGGAAAGGATTGACGTTGCACCGCCGCCCGTCAGGCTAACTGCGTCCATCAGCCACTTGACGGCGTCCAGAATCCATCCGAGCTTGTCAACGGCCCAATCGTAAAGCCGAGTAACCGGGGCCTTCATGTCCTCCCATACCTTGAGCCACGCGTTCCACAGGTCATCAAGGATAATGGTGGACGATTCCAGCAACCACGCCATTGTCGCCGCAACGGAAAGGATGCTCTTTGTCACCCATCCGATTGCCGTGCCGACCTTCTCGGAAAAGTCGTACCATGATCCCGCGTTGCGCTCGATGAGGTCGGACATATAATCCGAATACGCCGCCGTGGCATTGGCCGAATCCCTGAAAATGGCCTGCGTCATGTTGGAGAGGTTCGTCTGCTGCTTGTCCATGTTCGCGGAGATGGAATCCCACGCGCCCGTCATTTCCTTTGAAATCTTCTCGGAATACTTGTCCACGGCGCTGCTGGCCGCTTCCGCTGCTTCGGCCTGGTCGTAGAGCATTTGCCCGACCTTCGCCGCCGCCGTGGCACCGCCTATCGTGGCAAAGGACGTGACAACCGACACCTTCAAGACCTGCGGGGTTTTCAGCTTATTGATAAACTGATCGAGGGACGCGGAAGCCCGGTCAAAACCGGACTGCACGTCAGCCGCATCGGCCCGCATTTTGATGATGAGGTCGGAAATAGTGCTCATCGCTTCTTTTTGTCCTTGCTCATGGCCTCAACAAAGTCCTTGTTCTGATACGGAGAGAACCCGGCCTTAATTTTCTCGTTTACCGCTTCCTGCTCGTCCATTTCCTTCCCTGATGTCCTGTCCGCTTCGATCTTGCAGTAGGCCATCCATTCCCCGAGCTCCCGGCTGTCTATCCGCTCAAGCATCTCCCTGACGGGCATTTTCAATTCGCGGGCGAGGGCGAAGTAGAAGAACCGACTCCCCCGCTTTCGGAGTTTTTTTCAAGTTCCTTTACGCTTTCGTCCGTCATGCCGTTCAGCCGCTGCGCGACGGTAAACAGGCGGTCGATAACCTTCGATGATTTCTTTCCGAGTTCCCTGATGTCGGCATCCGTGAAGATCCGTTTCAGGTCTTCGTCCACGATGGCCCGCGCAAGCAGCTTCGCCCGCATGTCGTCCCGATTGAGTTTGATCTCCTTCCCCTTCATCTCATACATGGACGCTTCGTAGGCATCGCGGTCTGTCCCTGTGATAACCGCAATGCGAACCATCCCTCCCCACTCTGGCACGTCAACATCTTCAAAAGCCCTGTCCTGTGCCGCAAAGATTGCATCCCTCGTCAGCATCATGTCCCTCCAATGATCGAGTAAATTTGATTCACGAGAAATATCTCGAAATCAGCATCGTATGCATCCCCGTCCGAAACCCTGATACAAGCAAAGGCCGTCGAGGAAGTCATAGCCGTATGTACGGCGTCCGCAATGGTTCTCGCCTGGTCGTGGTCCGTCGATATAATGTCAATGCCGTATCGCGCCCGCTCCTTGCCGCTGAACCCACTCAGCGAATAGAACCCGTCGGCAGATACCTTCGTGTAAATCACAGCGGGAAACGTCACGTTATCCTGCGGGACCATGACGGGGTAAATGCGCGTCCCCGTCAGCGCCGAAATGGCCGTTGAATTCCGCAGGGCATCGAATATCTTCGTGTTAAGAGCCATACTTTTCCGTTATCTTCTGGTTCAGCTTTACCTTGTACGTGTCAATGGCCTGCACGGAGTGGCCCGCCATGACATCGCGCAGGATGTGTTGCCCGCGCTGGCCGGGATGCTTGACGATGCGCCCGTAAATGTCCCGCTTGCCCTTGTCTGAAAGGACTCGTTTCTTTCTCGCCCCGATTACGTGCGGCTTCGTCCCGTACTCCACAAGATGCGCCGTCCGTGTCCTGTGCGTGATTCCGTACCCTACTTGCCACTCGCCCGTTTTGTAGTCCTTGCGATACCCGACGCTGCTTTTCAGCCAACCGCGCCTGACGGGAACCCGTGACCGCAACGATTCTGCGAGGTACTTCGCCATTTCCTCTTCCGACTCAATCCGCGCCTCGCCGGAAACGTACTCATTGGCTTCTCTGAGGTCTTTCTTTACGTCCTCGTCATTGGCAACGCGGATAGCGCACAAGATCTCCTTTTCCGCTTCTGCCGTCCTTCCCTCCCCAAACGCCACGGCCCCGCGCATGATATGCCGCAGGGCATGTTGCACCTCTGCCCCGATGAAGTTGCGGACGATGAAGTGGTTAAGGATGCCCGCGATATGCGCCCCCGTTTCAGCCCCGAATGTGCGGCCAGCGGCCCCGCCCGCACTCGCTATCAGGCGAGGCGTAATCACCCGCGATCCTATCCATGCAGCCGTCCAGATTACAGGTGCGCCCATCAGGTGCTTAACCTCATCGTTGTCATTTCCACGCGGTCGTCCATCTCCGTTACGTCCTGAATGAGATACGTGGACCCGTTATAGACAACGCGCATATTCACGTCGATCCCGCTAGTAAGTCTGATTGTTATTTTGTTGACCAGTTCCTGCCCGAGAACGCCGCTTTTCATGATGTCGCGCATTCTCACGGGCTCGACCTGCGCCCACGCGTTGCTGAGATACGTGGACCATGTAATCGTCTGCGTTCCCGATACCGTTGACTGAGTAGCCACGGGGTTCAGAATTGAGATTTTTTTGTTTAGTTTCCCCGCTAACATTCGGACCTCAAATGATGGTGAGCGCCCTCCGGCTCCCACCATTCTACAGGGAAGTTGCGTTGCTGTAGGTGCAAGCCCCGGTGATTTCCAGGGTAATGCTCCCCTTCACGATCTGATCGACGGCCCCGGTAATACTGAAGCCGCTCACATACGCGTCAAAGATGATTTTGGTTTTTGCCAGTTCCACCGTGCTGTCATTCAACTGAATGAGCGCCTTTCTCATGTAGCGGTTTGCCCGACAGGTCCGCATGTAGTCCTGCGCCGTGGTGCCGGGACGGAAATTCACGTCGAGAGTCACCTGACCCTCATCCCGCAAACCGAGCATTTTTTCCTTTGCTGTGCTTCCGAGGTGGCTTGCGTCAATGACGTTCGCCGCCCCCGTAGGCCCGTTGAAACCAACCACTTCCGCAACGGCGTGAGACGTAGAGGTGGACGCCGCCGTGGTAGTGGACCAGAAGAAAATTGCGCCTTGAGATTCGATTGCCATTTCCCATCACCCCCTTACGCGACAGTGGAGTAAGTGACGGCCCCGCTGATCTCGATGGTGATGGATGCCTTGACAATCTGATCCACCGCCCCCGTGACCGAGAAGCCTGAAACGTACCCGTGCCCGTTCAGCATTGTGATGGCCGTGTCCGTCATCTTGATAGCCCAATTCCCCTGCGTCCTGGCGGCGCGACACTCGCGGAGCTTTACCTGTCCCATGTCCGAGGGCGCAAGGTTACAGTCAAGAGTAATCTGCCCCTCGTCTCTGAGGCCGATCATCTTTTCCTTGGCCGTGCTGCCCAAATGCGAAGCGTCAATGACGTTCGCGCTGCCAGTGGGGCCATTGAACCCGACAACCTGTCCCACGCTGATAACGGTGGAAAGGGATGTCGTTGTGCTCCAGTAGAGCACGCAGCCCTGTGATTCAATTGCCATCGGTTAATACCTCCTGCAAGACTCCGACGTTACAGGCCCACTATCGCTTGCGACTCGGGGATGGTCAGTCCCTTCGTGCTTGTCGCCTAGACCGCTTGCCGCTGGCCTCGTTTGAAAAGTCCGGGGAGGGCGTCCGGTCCTTGAGGGTCGGCAAGCGGGTTAAATCTTAATCACCGTGTACGCATCCAGAAGCCCGTCCACAAACGTCCTCGGAAGCTTAAGCATCGTCTGCGCCCCAGACTCCACGGACAGGCTTTCCCGGTTGTTATACATGGCCCCCACGCGAAGACGGACCCACGCCTTGACCCCGTATGGAGTCGTGGCCGTAGACGCCCCGCTTAACGCGTAACCGCACTTGTAGCGAACTCTGACGGCGTTCATTACGTCGTAGGTTTCCGGCCAGTCGTTGTCGTAGGACGGCACTACCCAGGCGGGCTCCGAATCCCCGTCGATGGAGTAGGCAGTCGCGGACAGCGTAGCCGTCGCCCCGCTTGAGTCGATGTAGCTGATGCTCAAGTCCGTCGAGTTGGACGAAAGCGGCGGGCGCGGTATCTCAATCCCGCCTTCGGGAAACGCGTCCATGACGAGTTCCCATGTCTGCGGCATCATGGCCCGTTTCGTCTTGTTTTC